TATATCTGCAGTGTATTGATGTACATCTATTTTATTTTTTATATCTTCCATACCTTGTTTATCTTGTGCAAGAAATACTGCAGTTCTAAATTCTAATTGTGCAAAGTCTACTTCTAATATCATACCATCTTTAAATCTAGATGTAACAACTTTTCTAATAGGAAATGTTTTACCTCTTGGTTGGTTTTGAAAATTAGGATCACGGCTAGATAGTCTACCAGTTGCAGTGATAGCTTGCATAAATTTAGGATGTAAGAATCCTTTTTCGTTTGTAAAATTTTTTAATCCTTCTACAAAAGTATTTAAATATGTATCAACTGCATTGTGTCTAACTATTGCATCAATAAAATCTTTAAACTCACCCTCTGCTTCTGCTGCTATTTTATTTAATGTTATTCTATCTGTTCTGAATCCAGACTCTGCTATATCATATACACTTCTAGGCACTTGTCTAAATCCTGCAACCTTTGCCATAGGTGTATATAAATAACCCTCGCCATCACAGTCAGGACATTTAGTATAATTTTTATATGGGCTACCATCTTTTTTTACTTTCTTTATAACACCTTTGCCTTTGCATGTATGGCATTGTTGTGCAACAGTTCTGTGTATAACTTCTGTATTATCTGAAACTAAATTTCTAAACTGTTGTCTTGAATATTGTGGTCTTCTTTTATTTTTGCCAGTGCTTTTATCTATACCTACATTAAATATTTTAGCCCACTCTTTTTTATCTTTTGGTTTTTTAGAATATATTAACCAAGATAATTGTTCTGGACTAGATAAATTTATTTTTGTATCACCCATTTGTTTGTACACTATCTTATCTATCTTTTGTTTTAAGTATGCAAACTCTGCACGATATTCTTTTTCTACACTATGTAGTTCTTCTAAATTAATATTAATTCCATTTCTTTCCATATCAGATAGCACAACTAAAAACTCATTCATCATTTTCAGAGTCATCAATAAACCCTTATTTTTAGCCATTTTTAGATCATCCATCTGTGAATCAAATAGTTTTCTAGTTATAGCAACATCTATCCTGCCATACTCTTCTACTACATCAACTGGTATATCTTGGAATGGTATACCCCTATCTGTCCATTCTTTAATAGCACTATCTTTAGATCCTATCTTTCTTCTACGACAAGACATCTCAAGTGTTAAACTTTTTCTTATACCTCTATTAAGTATATACTCCCCCAACATAGTATCATAAACTCTACCTGTATATTTAAATCCAGATTCTAATAGCCACATCAAATCAAATTTAATATTATGACCTATAAGTAAAGTTGTTTTATCTAATATAGATTGTATCTTATGATAGCAACCCTCATCAACTCTTTCACTGTGATTTGTAAAATAGTATTCATCATTGATACCTACACTAACTAATATATTATCTGGATGAAAAGGTGATGGATCATACCCACCCGTATCTGTTTTTTGCCACGATGTTTCTACGTCTACTGTTGTTATCATTCTTTCATCCTTCTTATTGTTAATACATAATTTTGTTCATTATATCTAATATCTAGATCTCTTTCTGGTTCTTCATCATACCACATACCTCTACCGATTTCATCTATCTCCTTATGTTTATCAATAAAGTCTTCAAATATTTTACTAAGATTTAATATATCATACTTCATATCTACTTATGCTCCTTCTAATGGTACACACAGGTTCACCGTGATAACCATTTATTTTATTTTTACTTATACACAATGTTCTTATTTTATTTTCTAAATCACTGTTAGAGTTTCTACCTATACCAATAATTAAATCAGCTTCAGCAGCTTTACCAGTTTTAGAGTTTTCCATTTGGTCAAATGAAATACTGTTTCTATTGTGTGCATCAGCAGATGCTTGAGATATTGCAATCACTGCACAGTTTCTACGTTTAGCTATCTCTCTTACACTAGTATAAATCTGTCTTAACTTCTCATCTGTTCTAGCATATGTACCACTAACATTTATTTTATCTAACTGGTCTATCACTATGATATCTGGTTTATGTTTTTCACAATGTGCATCTATATCTTCCATTGACCAATCAACTGTATCAAACATTGATATGTTATTTTTTATTTCACTCCAAGAACTTTGTGCTACTTTTTTTTCTAATATTATTTCTTCTCTAGTCATACCAGTATAACAAGATATGGCTCTCATCTGTGTTCTTATTGCAGGCTCTTCATTTATAAATGCGTGTATCTTTGCACCTTGTTCTGCAAATCCATTTGGACCTGCACATAGACTAACCCAGAATGCAGTCTTACCTGTTTCTGGTCTAGCAAATGCTATCATTAAATTACCACCACCAATACCACCTACATTTTCTTTTAACACAGGTATATTAAACTTCCATTTTGTAGTTACATCTAACAAATCTAATACTTGTTCTACATCACTTGTAACTGCAGGAGTTTTTTCTTCACTGATATTTTGTTTATGTTTTTCTATCATACCAGTTATTTCTGTAAAGTTTGCATCTTTACCATTAAATATTTCTGTAGCTTCTACTGCTATTCTTTGTGCTAAATCTCTATCAGATAAGATACGCATTATATCTTTTGCTATCTCTTTACTAGGTTCTTGTACTTCTTTGATATCTTCTACTAACTCACTAAACTTTTCTTTTGCAGCACGGGTCAATGCAGGATTAAATATTGCAGTATGCAAAGAATATAACTCATCTACTTTTATATCCTCTTCATATTTTTCGTGTGCTTTTTGTATTGTTTCATACAAAGAACTTATATCACCTGCAAATACAGTAGGTGATAGCATACCTTTATGTTGAGTATAAAATTTTTTATTAAGCATAAGCCTAATCATTTGCTTTTCTATCATCTAACTCCTTTAATAAAATTTGATCTATTGTTT